ATTCACAGATTCGGTAGGTTTAGGTGGCTCAGGTATCTCAGGTTCTTTATTTTGTCCACCCATCTTGTCAGTAGGTGTGACTGATGTGATAGGTAGTGTATCTTCCATATCAGTCATATCTATCTTGACATCAGTATTCTCTGCCAAGTAGTTTCTGACTTCTGAACGTTTGATGGTTCCTTTCTCGAATAATGCTGTAACATCTTGTATGGATAGGACGGATTCTGAATCAAATTGGAAATCTACCTTAATCTCTACTGTTTGAGGGTTAAAACCTAACCCTTCTAATACAAGGTCGAATATCTGCTTCTTTAGACCTAATCCGAACCTACGTTGAATACGTTTAATCTTTAATTTAATAATATCACTGGCAGACTCGGAAGATGCTCTTGCGGTGAACCCTGCGGTTAATATTTGGGATGCAAACTGTGTACCTGCCTCTATAACGTCCTTCTCCATGTGTTCAATGTACTTGTCGAACTTGGAAGCCGGATTAACTTCAAATACCTCTGCTTTAAATGCCTTATCGGTAATGATCTTGGCACCTGCACCCATCTTCTTGAATTCTTGTTGTTTATCCTCAATGAAATCCTCACCAACGTCTTCAAACTGAATCATCATCATTGGAGAGGCATAAGACTTGAATATCTTGACCATGCTATCTTCTATACTCCACATCTCTTCTACTGATGACTCTATTAGTTTACCATTGACTGTTTTAGGGGTAACGATACTTTGTGCTAAGGCTCTACCCCACATCTCTTGTCTTCTTGACGTGAATCTAAGATGTGCAACATCAGAAGCCTCTATCTCTATGTCTTTATCGTTGACATGTTGAGTATATGACAGAACTGCTCCTGTCTTATCTCTTTTAGCACCTATCATGGTTGTTATATCTATCTCATCTATATCTATAACTCTTTTACCCTTTCTAATTAATTCAAAACATAAATTACCTACAATTACATAAGAATGACATCCATCTTCTACCTTTTCTTCGATATAGTTGTCTGCTATCCATTTTTCCAAGGCTGTTACGGCTTTCTGATTTTTACCTGAAACTACCATCCCACTACCCAAAATCAGTTGAGTATAGGTGTCTGATGCTAAATATAGTCTAGAATCGTGATCATTTAGGTAGAAAATCTTGGCAAATGATACCTCAGGCTTGCTTCCTTCACTCCATTCACGGTAATTAACCTCACTTTTCACTCCCTCTTCTACTATAAAGGCATTACCCTCTGATTTAATTGGATTTATCTCGACTTTATCAAACAATATAAACTATAATGATACATGGTTAATAAACAGAAGTATCTAACTATCTGACTCTAAGTTTGCCTGATCCATTGGTTCCTCTTGCTGACAATATCTCTCCTGAACCGGTTAATTCTACTTCTATCTCTCCTATGTAGTTAAAATTGAGTTCTCCGATCTTTGGTAGGAACTCTCCGGTACCACCTGACGCTGAAACAACGGAAGCATCAAATTCATACACTATAAAGTGATCTTGATCTAAGAACTTGATCTTTAGGGTGTATCCAGATATGTTCTTGATGTTAACCATCTTTTCTTCCGTATATATTGTAAATGAGATACCATTACCTGTTGAAGCAGTATAATCTTCCCTAATCCATTCTTCTGTACCTAGTTTAAGAATAAGCATAACGTTTATATGACTGAATTAGTATAAAGAAGTATGGAAATTTGTATAGACTGTGATGTAAACGCAGATCAAGGAATGGGTATTATTTATGTCAGAAGAAATACTGACAACGTTCCTATCTGTCGTGAGTGCTGGCGGAAGACCAGAGAATAATGGAAAGTACCAAATATGATGATGGTAAGCCTAAGATGGGCTTGTGTCCACCACATGCAGTCTTTGCCATGGCAAGAGCCTTAACTTATGGTGCATTAAAGTATGATACATACAACTATAAGACCGGAGTGGGCTTGGACTGGGACAGACACTACAACGCCCTGCTAAGACATCTGTTTGCATGGATTGGTGGAGAAGAGTTTGATCCTGAATCTGGATTGAGACATACTGATCATGTACTGTCATGTGCCGCTATGCTAAGTGATCAAGTTGAATCCAAGATAGGTAATGACACTAGGTTTAAATACAATGATGCTAAATAGATAATATGCTAGCACATCATACTCCACAATCAGGTATGGAAATGGAACTAAACCCTGATACAAAAAGATGGCAGTTTAAGTATGTACACCCATCCATTACTTTAAATCATTATGAAAAATACGGAATCTATGAGGTTCATAGATCACCAATGCACTTGGACAATCAATCATTGACTACAGACATGTTACAAAACGAACAGGTACATCACTTGGTACAACAAGGTGTAGAAATGATGAGAGTCAACGTAGGGGCTTACATATCTATTCTGTGTCATATTGAATCGATAAGTGCCCAGAGCCACTAAACCTTAGATACAAATTACCCTGAAACGCATCACCCTCATCAAACGGGTTGTCCCTTGACTTGTTAGGCTGACCGTTCTTTCCAAATGCAATAGTCATAAGTTGTTTCTTTAGGTTCATAAACTTTGGATGTATCCTTACTCTCTTCTTTGATACCTTTGTAGAAGCGTCTACGGTCATCTTACGTCCTGACTCCTTGTTTGATATACCTGTAACGTTTAGTTTTAATGTTTCCCTCATATCCTTGATTATCTCAGGGTTTGCCTTGTCACATCCCCACTTGCGTACGGTGAACAGATCAGCCAGTCTTCCTAACTCCTTAACCATGGCAGTTGCGGACTGACGCTTGTATGATTTGGAATAGATAACGTAAGGCATGTTGTCTCTCATCTCAGTTATGCAAATACCAAACTGTGACGATCCGAACCCCGGATCACAGAAACCCAGTCTGTTCTTGTTGCCTATCTCATACTCTATCTCATAATCCATATCAGTAATCTCATCCAATGCCTCTGTAGAGTATATGTCACCCACGTTGGCTCCCCATATTCCCTGAAACTCTTGGGGGAATGATGGCAGTTTGCGTGCCTCGTCAATGTAATCATCTGAGAAGATTGACGTACCCGTGATGATGTCCTTCTCTAAGCCCCTATCCTCATACATCTCAAATCTCTTGTACTGACACAAAGCCTCAGGCTCTTCCTTGATCTCATAGAAGAATCCATTGGCAAAGTCACCTGCGGTACTAACCCAGATAACGTAAGAGTCTGACTTTCCCCTGTATCTCTCACCTACTGTTCTGATAGGCTTGTCATCTTTAAGTCCGGTAAAGAACGCGGCTTCATCTCCAAACACGCAAGACACTCTAGGAATACCTCTGACGGCATCAATGTTGTTTGATGGATACACCTGTATGTTGGATTTGCCTATCTGAATCTTATACATACCATGGTCTTCATACTCTACCCTCTCGTTTGCGAACATCTTGATACGCTCAATGAGTTTCTTTGCCAACTCAATATTTGGTCCCGTGAATATAACAACGTCCTCGTTCTGTTGAAAGAACGGATCGGTCGCTGATTTAAATAAAATCCACATAAGTATAAGTTCTGTAAGACCTAATCCAGTTGCCTTGTAAACTGCAACCATCTTTTTAGTTGAATCATACTGTCCCTGATCCAGATGTTCAAGTATCTCCTGTTCGTACTTGTAACACGGATGGTATATCCCGTCCCTCTCGGGACCGCCATTTGGATAGAATATGTAATGCCAAAAGCAACATGACTCTGTTTCAGATAAGGGGTTATAACACCAGAACTTCTCTGGATATATCTTCTTCTCTACAACCTTGCCTTCCGTATTAATAAATCGTTTAGTCTCTTCCGAGACAAATCCTTTAACCATTAGTCTGCCTGTTTTGTTGAGTGTCGTTTCATGTGAAGTTTCATCATTAGTTTGCCACCTATAACGCTAATACCACATCTGGTACATTCAACTGCTTGATTTATCGCCAATCTTTTCTCCTTGCCTGTTCTTCTGATATTTTATAATGTGATACAGCACGGCAGTATCCACACATGTTAGTAAATGCAGGTTCTTTACATACGATACATACGTTTAATTCCCTAGTATATCGTTCGCCACTAAAGGATTTGCGTAATCCATTTATAAAATTAGTAAATATATTCATTTCTCTTCTTCCTCTATCGTGTTCACGTTTAAATACCCTCTTCTTTTTGCTATTGCTACAGACTTGTCTTCCTCAGGTAATGCAATTATGGTTTCGTTCTTTAGTCTGCGTTCCTTGTTTAAGCGCTTAATGTGAAGCACCAATTCAATCTCAGACATCATCTTAATCTGATCCTGATGTAAAGTGTGTTTAGCCATCTCAAATTTTAAAAACATCTCACGCTCCTTGGCGTCAGTAACATCTATAAGTTTCTGTACCTCGTCTATCCTGTCTACCTGCTCGTCTATGGTATGCTGTTTCCTGACAAATTCTGCGGCATACTTTTCAACTGCATCCTCGTCATACCATTTCTCAGCATCTCGTCTGAACTCTTTAACATAATGTGATACGGAAGAGTCAGATACGGTTCCATACTTTGTAACATAATCAGGGTTGTTGTTAAACTCCCTAGCCATCTTCCTAATTGAGAACCCTTGAAATATCCACATGATCCTCAAGACGTTCTTCATCTCAGACAGGTCTTTGGTAGGACGTGACTTGTTACCCTTAGCCATGTAAATTATTCCAGAAGAACACTTATAAACTCCTTACATGTCCACTCGTCTGAATGAACATCTGGGAACTTTGTAAACCATATGCCGTTACTCCATACTGCTACACCACATGCAAGCGCTTCCAATCCAGTCTGTGACAGTTCAGGTATGACCATAGGTGGCTGTGTTGGCTGAAACTTTATGTCATAATAGTATTTTAGATTGTTCAGAAACTCCGGCATGTCCTGATAAGACCTCATGTTTTCTGCCCTGTCTGCAACAAGTATGACGTTCTCTTCCATGTCAGTTATTGCCTTGACCTCGTTCATATAACAGCGCTGTGTGAGACACATACCAATATCGGTACGTTCTGACTTGTGATCCATTACAAACAGATCCAAGTCTACAGGTCGTCTGAACAGTTCGGCAGTTGACGCATACTTTAACTGATCTCCCGTGGTTACAAACAGATTGTCTATGGATTCCAGACTGTCTACATGATAATACAGGTTAGGTTCCTGTCTTAACACGTTGCCGTGGAACATGAAAGATGAAGGTATGTGCAGATCATCAAGTTGTGCGGCTACTGCAAACTTGTTATGATATACTATGTGATCATACTTGTCCACTGTCTGTCTAATTACCTGCATTAGTGTGCTTGAACTTTTACATGATGCAGTATTATCGTAATAGTCACCATGATCCCAAATGTCATCAGAACTGTCAGTCAGGACAACTGATGGATGTCCCAATCTGCTACACATGTTTGCGGTGATGGATGCTATGCCTGAGTTGTCCCCTATGTGTAGGATCTTCATTCCCAAGTAACCTCATGTATGTATACGTCAAAGTCACTGCCGCCAGTATAGTCCTGTTTTATATGTGTCCTTGTGTACAGTCCGTGTGAAACTCCCTCGAACCGATCAGTTATCTCTAACTCTTCGTCTTCTAGATAGAGGATAGTACCCTTTGTGATTGAATCACCAAAGTCAGGTACGATAGTTTTATACAAGCCGTTTACAAGTTTGTCAGATATGGCAAACCCTGTAAGTTCATGTGGTTCCTGTTCTATTTCACGATTAAACAATCGACGTTGTAATCTTTCTTCCTGTAATAGTCCGTAGACAAATAGTTTCTTCATGATGTTATATATTATACGCCCTATATATACGTTCAGTAACCGTTAGGGTTACATTCTGTATAGTAACTACACCACGGACACAGGAAGGTTACTACCTTAGGTGGCGGTGTATCTACGTCCAAGACTTTAAGTTTGTCCAGAACGAACTTGCGGATCTCTTCAATAGGTAACAATTCAAAACAACGTGTCTTATGACGCTCCCAAGCACTTGACTTATCAATATATACAATACATGCACGCTCTATCTCTACACCTGTAGTAATGTAATAAAGAAGTTTATAGATATTCATTTGTGCCTTGTAGTTGTCAGGCACTTCTCTAGGTATGGATTTCTTTGTAGTCTTTTTATCACAGATGAATAACTCTCCATCTATCTCTACCAGATCATCCATTGATCCTTTTACACAATCAAACAGAGAGTCACCCTCTTCCTTGACCTTGCCTGTCTTTACATTGACAAACATTGAGAGTTCGTGTTCCAATCCGTCTAGGTTGCATATATCGTGTAACGCATTACCATGTACTAGCGGTAATGACTTTTTAAAATCTCTTAAATCTACTGCGTGGTCGTTCAGTCTGTACCATGCCTTTCTCATACAATCTGACGTAAGATCAGAAACATGGATGGACTTGCGAACTGCACCAGAAGCGCACTTGTTAATAATCGACTGCTCATATAATCCGTCAACAATATCTTCAACATCATCAGAATTCATTCCATTTGACATATTCTAATTTCCTTTCCTTCGCTTAATAACACTTCACCGAATTTGTACACGTCTTCCACATATTGATGTGTCAGGCTTATATCTTTTCCGTGGGTGTTAGTCCACGTTAGAACGTACATCTGCTTTGTTTTTTGACTCATGCTTGTTTTGTCCTTTTGCCTTATTTAAATCTTTGTAGTCCAAAGGTGAGTACGTTTTACCTCTGTGGGAGAGATTCATGTGTACCGAATAATCTGAGTTATTTAAAACTGATACGTTACATATCGGGCAATTCATAATAATATTATATCATCTAATAATATAAAGAAGTATTATGCGCAGATTTTTACACTACGCATATTTTTGTCACCCAGATAGTGACATGTTGGACATTGTTGATTTGCAACCCAACAGTGTCTTTTCTTGGACAAAGAACCTCTTTGAACCATGAAGCATATTTTACATCTCATTATATTATGTATAGTAATAACGCTATATAAATGTATAAAGTAAAAGAAAAAGTGTTGCGCTTACGCGTCAACGAGTTTGAAGTAGTCTTTACCGTTACCGCTAGTTGCTTTTACGCATTTGACGGGACCGATTGTTCCTGATTGTAAGGACTCTAAGACTGCTTCGGATGTAAGTTTGGAAACAACTGCTGTTCTAGTCGTGTGAAGAACGTTGACTCCTTCAAAGGATTCTTTGACGGTAATTTTAACACCTGCTGTGCTAGTTCTGTTATCGCCTGAACCTTCTTCATAGTCTGATTTCTCAACGCCTGTAATTGTAAATGATTTACCATCTACTTTTGCGAGGCTGATAGAATTGCTTGCTGTTTCAAATTCTGATATGTTGGTCATTGTATTACTATAACGTGTGGGTTATATAAATGTTTGGGTGCTAGGTATCTTTTGATCGTATGTAAACGTAGGTTATATTATATTGTGTAATTTAACTGGAATTGTATGACTCATACTTGTATGTCTTTAGCAGTTCCTTACAGTTAAAACACTGTATCCATCTCTTACCGTTATGTAACCTGACCTGTAACGCCTTTTTCCTCTCTTCTTGTATGCCTGTACAGTCGGCACATTTGCCGCCTAGTGACTTAATCATCTCATATCTTATCTTTGTATTGCGATCCATATTTCTTGTCACATCATACGCTCTGTTAGTGAATACCTTTTTACAATTTCTGCATATTATGGTGCCATCCTTGTTTACGAGTAGCGCTTTCTTTCTACCCTCGTTACATATAGGACAATGTGAACCATTTAATTTGAGATCACGCTTGGTCGTGGATGAATGATACTGTTGTCTTTTGCCAGTTACATCTGATCCCCAGTTCGTCATGGTTTATTGTCTGTGACTCTCCCATATAAACGTATAGCGGCTTCCCATTTCAAAGGATATGATTTCTCAAAAAGATACATAATCCCCGATATTACGCCTAGATAATAATAATAATAAAAAACAAAAAGGTGTATGATTATATGTAGGCGTGAAAGTTTATTCATGATTTTGAGTTGAGTTGGGAAGCCGCTATCTTAAATCTACGCCTATCCTAGATTCCGCAGGCGTGAAGGGGTTTGAGGATTTACAATTTAGTATGTAAGACGTAGGGGGCAGCCGGGTATATAACCCTATCGCCGATTCTCTTTTTTTGAGAATCAGAGGTTGGTTTATATAGAGTTAATTTCCGCGGCATCTTACCCCCATGTCACATGTATGACATTATGTAAGAAATCGGGCAAAAAAGGGGTATATGAATGTATCGGTGACTGCTACAAATTTAATTTA